AAACGATTTGAGTTTATATCAAATCAGATTTTAAAATATCTTGATGGAGGTTTTTATGAATGTAAAAAGATTTTCGTATGATTGTGAAAAAGCTAGAACAAAAACTATAGAGAATTCTGAAAAGAAAAACAAAAAGAATTTTAAGGATGATAGATTTTATTATCCTCAGATTAAGGATGATGGAACTGCGGAAGCAATTATTAGATTTTTGCCTCCTAAGTTCAAAGGTGAAACTCAACTTTATGATCTTCCATATGTTGAATTTTACAAACATAGTTTTTTTGGAAGTGCTGGATGGTTTATTCAGGATTGTCCTAAAACAATAAAAAAGGATTGTCCTGTTTGTGAAGATGTTAGTAATCTTTATAATATTGGAGATAAGCGTAATGGTTCTCAAAGATCTAAAAAGGTTGATTATATAGTAAACATTCTTGTGGTTAAAGATCCACAGAATCCTGAGAATAATGGAAAAGTATTTTTGTATAGATTTGGTAAAAAAATTTGGGAAAAGATTTGTGGTAAATGGTGTCCAAAACCTGATAGTATTGATGAACCTTTGGATATTTGGAGTTATTACGAAGGTGCTAATTTTAAACTAAAAATTAAAAGAACTGCTAAAGATGAGAATGGTAAATCTTATCCTGATTATAGTACATCGGAGTGGTGTGCTCCTTCTTCTCTTTCAGATGAAGTTGCTGAGAGGTGTAATGAACAAATGGTAGATCTGAATGAATTTTTAGATCCATCTAGATTTAAATCTTATGATGATCTCAAAGAAAATTATCTGAAGAAAGTCGGAGTTTTTGGAAATGCATCAAGTTTATCAGATGAATCTTATGATAGTAAAGAGGAAGATGTACCAATTGTTGTCAATGAAGAGGAAGTTGAAGAAGATGATGATTTCTTCAATAGACTTCGTAACGAAAATAATTTTAATAGTTAATAATTAGAAAATATGATGTAAAATATAAGGTGAAAGATTATTCTTTCACCTTTTTCTTAATTACATATTGAGTTAGGAAATAAAATGGATTTTAGGGCAATATTTAAAGATGATGAAAATCTCGATAAACAAATAAGAATTGTATTAATGTCATATTTTCATAATGCTAATATCAACAATCCTCTAAAATATAATTTCAGATGTAATGTGTGTGGTGATTCTAAGAAATCACAAAGAAAAAAACGTGGTTACATTTTGAAATATAAATCTCCTTGGGTCTATTACTGTCATAATTGTGGTGCTAGTATGACAGCATCTATGTGGTTGAAAAATTATTTTCCTATCAATTACAAAGAATATGTTAAAGATTCCTTAAGTAAAAATCAATATAATCAACCAGAAAAATATGAAAATAAAATGTTGCAATATAAAAAACAAATTGAGGAAAGCAAAAAAACAGATGCTGAAAAAGATAGAGAAGATATGAGATTTTTTGTTTCTATCATCAAAGGTCAAGATAAGATTTTTGAAATTGCTAGAAAACAATGTATAGATCGGTTGATTCCTGAAGATGTCTGGAAAAAATGGTATGTTGCTATAGATGGAACTTATAAAAATAGAATAATAATACCTTTCTTTGATGATAAAGATTCTATCTATTATTATCAAGGTAGAGCAATATATAAAATTATGCTTCCGAAATATCTATCGAGAAGAGGATTAGAACATAATAATATTTACAACTATTATTTAGTTGATAGAAATCATCCTGTTATTGTTCAGGAAGGTATAATCGATTGTTTATTTGTGGAGAATTCTATAGGAATGACAGGTCTTAAAATAGATGATTCTAAATTATCAGATTTTCCTAAGAAATATTTTTTGCTTGATGATGATAAATCTGGTAATTCTAAAGCATTTCTTTTACTAGAACGTGGTGAATATGTTTTTGTATGGGAAGATTTCTTGAAGAATTTAGGTATTCCAAGAAAACCACCTAAGAAAGAAAAATGGGATATTAACGATGTATGTAAATACATAAATAGAAGGGATAAATTCACATTCAGTGAATTAGAAAAATATTTTACAAATAATTATTATGATGGAGTTAGGTTCAAATGATTATATGCGGTATTGATATGAGTAAGAATTCTCCAGCAGTAGTAAAGTTTTTACTTGATGATAAATTAGATATTATAAGTAAAAGATTTATTACTTTTACAACAACAAAAAAATACGAAGAAGATAATATAATTTACTACAAGAAAGAAGATTTTGATTGTGATCTTGCTCAATATGTTTTTATAAAAAACCATATTAAAAATTTTATGATCGATTTAAAATGTGATGGTGATGTTAATCCTGATTATGTTGGATTGGAAGGTTATGCATATTCTGGTACAGGAATGGTATTTGACATAGCAGAGATCACATGTACAATAAAAATGATGGTTTATGATAGAGGAATTCCTCTTAGAATTTATGATCCACCTTCAATAAAAATGTATGCTACAGGTTTAGGAAATGCAGACAAAATTCATATGGAAGAGGATTATGAAAAATTACCAATAGATGAAAGATTTGATCTTCGACATTTACCTTTAGTTTCTGATAAGAAGAAGGGGAATCCTAAAGATAATATAGTTGATGCTTTTTATATTGCTAAGTTACTTCAATTAGAATTAAAACTTAGAAATGGAATCATTACATTGAGAGATCTTGATTCTAAGACTATTAGAATTTTTAATAGAGTTACAAAATCGAATCCAGTTAATATTTTAGATACTGATTTTATTATAAAGAAGACAAATATATTAAGATGATTAAGATGAAATGTAAAAAATATCGATTTGATATTCTTGAAGAAAATAAATCTCTTTTTAATCAATTGAGAAGATCGGGAAAGAAATATCTTTTACTTAATATTAGGAATCCAGATGAAGGTATCAGAGAATTATGTAAAATGAGATTGAAACTTCCATTTAGTGAAGTGAGAAAAATTTGGGAGTTAAAAACTCAGAAGTTATCTGCAATATTTGATATCAATTTAGAAAAGGAAATGATTAACTATGGATACTTGGGATGAGTTGGAATGTTTAGATAATGGTATACAGATTAACAAAAATGAAGAGATATCTACTCCTCAATTAGAAAAAGTTCTTATTTTTGATGGAAATAATATGGCATATAGAAATTTATTTGTTACATTATTTTTTCATCCTGAAGATAATGATAAATTTTTTCTATGGAGACATCAGATGTTAAATGATATCATTGATAAAATAGAAAAATTTTCCCCTACTAAAGTAGTATTGGCATTTGATGAAAGGGGTAGTTGGAGATATAAAATATATGAAAGATACAAAGAGGGTAGGAAAGCATTTAGAGATAAATCTATAGTCGATTTTGATAAATTCTTTCCAGTATTTGATGAATATATAAATGATATTAAAAATTTATTTACAAATATGTATGTAATTAGAATTAAAGAATGTGAAGCAGATGATATTATTGCAGTATTAACAAGAGATGTTTTTGTTAAGAATAATTATGAAGTTATTATAATATCATCAGATAAAGATTTGAATCAATTATTAATGTTAAATAACGTAAAACAATATGACGCAAAACGTAATGAAAATGGTCAAGGAAAATTTATTGAATGTATTAACCCGAAAATGCAATTAGAACTAAAAGTACTGACAGGAGATAAGAGCGATTTTATACCAGCAATCAAAAATAGATTTGGTATAGTTTCAGCAAAAAAGGTTTTATCTGAGGGATTGGAAGAGTTCTTAAATAAACCTGAAAATACTGATATTAAAAAGAATTATGAACGAAATAGAATCTTAATAGATTTCGATTTTATTCCGAAAAATATATGTGAGACAATTATAAATACATATAATGAATATCCAATTAGAGCAATTGATTCTAAGAAAATTTTATCTTTTTTTACAAAGAATAGATTGCTACAGTTAATGAATAGATGGAATGAATATTCTAAATATGTAAAGGAATTGAAATAGAAATATTGCAGAACCTTTACAAAAGGATTCTGAAATGGGATTTGATTCTTATTTACAAGGTGAATATATACTCTCAGATGAAGAAAAGAAGAAATATATCGGTAAAAATGTACCTTTTTATCGTTCATCTTGGGAAAAGAGATTGATGTATTATTTTTGTAAGAATAAAAATGTATTGAAATGGTCAAATGAGAGTGTAGTGATTCCTTACATTAGCCCTGTAGATGGTAAAGTACATAGATATTTTGTAGATTTTTATTGTGAAATTTTAACTAATAATGGGGTAAAAAAATTTCTGGTTGAAGTTAAACCTCTAAAACAGACACAATTACCAGTAAAACCTAAAAATAAAAATCAAAAGGCATATAAAAGATATATGGCAGAATCTGTAACTTTTCTGGTAAACCAAAGTAAATGGAAATATGCAGAAGAATATTGTAAAAAAAGAGGAATAGAGTTTATAGTTTTTACAGAAAGAGATTTGTTTAACGAATAGGTTTTAGATTGGAATCTTTATGAATGTGAAATATCCATTTACTTCTACTTTTCTTGATTATCCAGATAATGAAAGTATTGCTGTGTTAGTTTATTTTATGGGATGTGAACAAAATTGTAAAGGTTGTCATAATCCAGATTTTAAAAATGTAGATTACAATATTGGAACTAAAAATCTATCAGAAGATTCTATTATAGAAGAAATAGAAATTCAATGTAAAAGAAATCTTACAAATAAAGTAGTATTGTCTGGAGGCGATCCTTTACATCCTGCCAATATTAATGGAGTAAAAAATATTCTTGACAAAATTGGAATGAAATATGATTTTTGTCTTTACACATCATACGAAAAATGTTATATTATAGAAAGTAAAATTTCTGGATTTTCTTTTGTTAAGAGTGGTATCTTCATAGAAGATCTATATCAAGAACCAGATAAAACAGATGAGTATATGAAATTTGCATCAAAAAATCAAAAATTATATGATGCAGACTTAAATTTAATAAGTGAAAATGGTATTTATTTTTTTAGATAGGGAGGAAATATGTTTGGAGATAATGCAACTACGGTAAGGACTCTTAGAAATATCAAAAAGGCACTAGATAAAAATCTTAAAGAGAAATATAAAATTGAAAATGAAGAAATATCAAATAAAATAATGGCAATACATGGTTTAGATAAAAAAAGATTTGATTTTGTAAATAGTATAGAAACTATTATCAATGATAATCTAAATGACGTTTCGATAGATGCAAATTCAAATAAAAATGAAAAAACTATAGAAGCGATTCATCAGGAAGCAACAGCATCAGTTAAAAAGGCAGTAGGATTTGATTATTTATATAGACAAATGAAAGATCTTTATGGAAAAGAAGAAGCAATAAGATTAAGTGGAGAAATGTATGATTTGAGTTTGGGATTGTCTGATTCTACAAATATCCTAAAACCTTATTCTTATTATGCACATACTCCTATTCTTGTTAAAATAAATGAAGAAATACAATATATTACTTTAAAAAAATTATTTGAAATGTTTGAGTTTAAAAAAATTGTAATAGATGATGGTGAATTTATAGATTCTATTAATATTGAAAAAGATTTTATGATTCAAAAATCTTTAATAAATGGTAAATATGCTAAATCATCTACAAGAGTAAATAGAGAACTTAAACAATCTATTAAAGAAATAATTAATATTAAAGTATGGGATAGTAAAAATGGTTGGGTTAATATTAATAGAATAATAAGACATAAAAATGAGAAAGATTTAATTTTATATCAAGTAGAAAATGGGAATTATGCTTTAGTTACTGAAGATCATCCAATATATATGATGAATGGTTTAGAAAAAATTGCAAAAGATTTGTCAATTGGTGATGAAGTTTTGAGAGATGAAGATATGTCTTTACCTAAAATAGATGAGACTATTATAGTTCCTAAAGAATTGGCATATTTTTCTGGATTTGCTTTAGGAGATGGTAACATTCAAAGTTATGATATTGATATGCAAAAAAGTGACAGAAAAAGAAAACTTGGAATTTCTTTTTTAAGAGGAGGTAATTTAATATCTATTTATCAAAAAAATATTGAAAATTCTTATATTAAAAAGGTTTGTGAAAATTTATTTGAAAATGTAAATTTTTGGAAATTTAATGATAAATCAGATAGACAACTTTGTTTTACATCTCATGATTATAATTATATTTGTTCTGTTTTATTCGGTTATAATAACAAAGAAAATTCATTTACTAAACATTTACCAATAAATTTTATGTCTTGGACTAAAGAATCTAAAGAGTCTTTCATAGCTGGATTAATTGATGCCGATGGAACTATATCTAATAATGAACACAATCTTGTTAGTATTAGATTGATGTCATTAGCAACAATAAATGGACTTTATGATTGTTTAAATTCATTAGATGGTATAGAAGGAGTTAGAAATAGGATAGATGGAAAAGAAATAGATAATTGTATGTATGAAGTTAGTTTTAAAATTACTAAAAAATCTAATTTAATTTATTTATCTGAAAAAATAAAAAATATTTACAGTTTATTTTCTGAAGAATTTTGTTATAATCAGAATATGAGTAGAAAATCTAAAGAAATGAAAATTTCAAAAATAATAAGATTTAATATAAAAGATATTCAAGATACTAGATTTTTAAAGAAAGAATTAGAATATGTTTATGATATTTCAACAGATACTGGTAGATTTTATGCAAACGGAATGGTTCAACATAATTGTTGGGCAATGGATACATCTAAGATAGTTACTATGGGTAGAGAATTTGGACAACTTTATTCAAAACCTGCTAAAAGAGTTTCAAGTTACATTTCTGCATTATGTGAAACTGTTCATCAGATGAGTTCACATTTGGCAGGAGCAATAGCAATAAGTACTTTCTTTTTGGATATATCTCATCTATCCCTATATAAAGAAAAATATGATTTAAGAGAACTTAAAACCAATAAAGAATATCGTAAAAAAATAGAAAATGAAATGCAACAATTTGTACATTCAGTAAATCATCTTTCTAGAAATGGAGTAGAATCTCCATTTACAAATATTTCTATTTTAGATAGAATTAAACTTAGAAATATTATAACAGATATGAGTTGGTATTTTCCCTTCGATGAACTTCCAATCGAACATCCCGAATTTGAAACTGAAGAAGAAAAGAAAGAATTCTACACAAATTATGTTATAGACTATATTGAAGAAGTACAAAATATTTTTCTTGATTTTTTTGATAAAGGAGATCCTTTAAAAGGTGGTGCTCCTTATAGATTTCCTGTAGTAACCATTTGTATAAGTAAAAAGAAATGGGGTGATAGAGAAATAATTGAAGATCTTAATTTTCTTAAGAATGTATGTAAAAGAGATATTTTTAGATATAATATATTTGTTTCCGAAGGATCAAAAGTGGCTTCTTGTTGTCGTTTATTGTCCAATACTGAAATGCTTCAGTTTGCATCTCAATCAAATTCGTTTGGTGCTGGTGGATCTGTATCATTAGGATCTCATAGAGTTTGTACAATCAATTTTCCGAGAATAGTAATGGAAGCAAATAGTAGAGAAGAATTCTATAAAATTCTCGAAAGTCGTATAGAAAGTGCTTCTAAAATACTAAAGGCACATAAAGAATTGATTCTCAATTTAAATAAGAGAGGATTACAACCGTTTATAAAATTAGGTTGGATTAATATGAATAGGATGTTTTCAACATTTGGTATTATAGGTATATATGAAGCATCTAAATTGTTTAAAGATAAATTTGGTAATGGTGAAGATATTGAAAGTAATATGTTAATCTTTTTGAATAATAAAGTAAATGAATTAAATAAAGTTGATTCATCTTCATCTATTTCATATAACATAGAACAAATACCAGGAGAATCCTTTGCAATTAGATTAGCAAAAGCAGATAAAATTATTTACGGAGAAGATAAAATTCCATATCAGTTATATTCTAATCAATTTATTCCTTTATGGGAATCTGCCACATTATGGGAAAAAATGATTCAGGATGGAAAATATCAAAGGTTAATTACAGGTGGAGGAATTGTTCATGCCCAAATAGGAGAAAAAGTTACATCTAAACAATCAGAGAAGATAATTAAGTTTGCTGTAAATTGTGGATGTGAACATTTTGCTCTAAATGCTGTTTATAGTGAATGTGAAGATGGTCACGTTTCATTTGGTAAATTAGACATCTGCCCGATATGTTCTAAAAAGATAATTGAGAGATATACAAGGATTGTGGGATTTTTTACTCCTATATCAAGTTGGCAGGATATACGGAGAGAATGGGAATTTCCAAGAAGAACTTTTGTTGAAATTGAAAAAGATTAATAAAATTCTTGACAATATGAAAAAAACATATCATATTTAAAAGTAAATTTATTGAAAGAGGTTTAAATGAAGTCTTTTGTCATTACTCAAAAATACTTAGAATCTAAGGGATTCAAATCTCTCAAATTTGAATCCCCTATTACTAAAATTAATAACATAACTTTGATTGCTAAACTTTTTATATTTAAAACAGAAGATGATTTTCTAAATTGTGAATGGATAAAAGATGTAAAGAAATTAGATTCTTACCTGATTGTAAATGAAAATGTAGATGTAGAAGAAGATTGTAATGATATAAAGAAGTCCGATGAAATTGTTGGTAGATTTTACATTAACGTTTAAAAGGAGTTTTGTTTATGAGTAAAAAAGAATTTATTGAAGATGAAGAATTAGTTGAAATTGCTAATGAGGTAATTGAGGAATTTAAACTTGATAATCTTAATGGTATTAAAATTAAATATGTTTTGGTAAGTCCTAATATTTCAAAAACTGTTGCTGGTAAATGTATTAAACCAAATGCCGAACTTAAGTATTTTGGTGACTTTGATTATCTTATAGAATTCTCTAATGATATATGGGAAGGTTTAAATGAAGACGTAAAGAAAGTACTTATGTATCATGAACTACTTCATATCTTAGTTGTGACTGATGAAGAGGGAACCACTAAATATAAAATTGCTGATCATAATGTAAAAGATTTTTATTGTATTATTGAAAAATTTGGTATCGATTGGTTGAGTAAAATTAGAACTACAATGTCAGCAATACATGACCTCAGTGATGACCAGCAAGATAGGATAAAAATCTAAAGTATGATTGTCTATTATACGGGTGTGGGTGTCAAGAAAGACCCACAATCTATATTGATTTTAATGAATAAAATAGCACAACATTTTTCATCTTACTGGTGGATATTAAGATCTGGTGGTGCTCAAGGAGCAGATACTGCTTTTGAAAGTGGTGCTTCAGAAAAAGAGATATTTTATGCTGATGATGCTACAGATGAAGCTATAAAGATAGCATCTGAATTTCATCCTGCATGGGATAGACTATCTGAATATGTTAAAAAACTACATGGAAGAAATGTATTTCAGGTTTTAGGTAAAGATTTATCTACTCCTTCCAAGTTCCTTGTTTGTTGGACTCCAGATGGTGCTATAAATCATTCTGAGCGATCTATTCACACAGGGGGCACTGGAACTGCCATTTCGATAGCAAGTGTTTACAATGTGCCTGTATTCAATTTAAAAAGGAAAGATCATTTTGATATAATTATGAAAGAATTGAAAAGGAGTTAATAAATAAAATGAAAATATTAAAAGATCAAGGAACTTTTACGGTTCTTACAAAACCAGAAAATATAATATCTGATATCGCTAATTCAGCAAGAACCTGTTATCAATCTCAGGATAAAGCATCACCAGAAAATGATCTTAAGTTGGTAAAAAATCTAATGACTCGTGGTCATTTTGCAATGTATGAATTTTCTGATATGACAGTTAGATTTGAGTATTGTTCTCGTGGTTTTACTCATGAAATGGTTAGACATAGATTATGTTCATTTGCTCAAGAGAGTACTCGATATGTAGATGAAAAAGAATTTGAGTTTGTGGTTCCTCCTCATAGAGATGAAAATGAAAAAATGCTCGATAGTGATGATCAATTTTGGTTTAAAACTCCTAAAAATTGGTTGGAATTAATTGGAAAATTTTATAGATCATTAAGAGAACATGGTTGGAAACCAGAAGATGCACGTCAATGGTTACCTAATGCATTACACTCTCAAATTGTAGTGAAAGCAAATATAAGAGAGTGGAGACATATATTCACAATGAGGTGTGATAAATTTGCTCATTGGGAAATTAGAGCAGTAATGTTAAAATTACTTAAGTGGTGTCAAGCAAATATTCCTGTTGTGTTTGATGATTTTAAATTTTTTGTTACTTCAGAAGGAATTGAATATGCAAGACCTGTAATGAGTGCTTTAAATCTTGCTGAAAAAATTAACGAATATAATCAACATTTTGATTTGAAAGATGTTGTAAATAAATTAGATATTGATGTTTCTGTCAAATTATACGAAATATTAAAAGAAAAATTTTCAAAATAAAGGAGAGATTCATTATGAAAATCAGAACAGGTTTTGTTTCAAATAGTTCCAGTAGTTCTTTTATTCTTGAGGTTGATAAAGATATAAAAGATATGAAAGTAAAAATGGAAATTGGTGTAGATTTGAAAGATTTACAAGATAGATTAATTACAAGTGTTGATAAGTTAGAAGAATATTTTATAGATTATTATGGAAGCAATTTTAAAGAAAATTATAGAGATGAATCTTACATTATGAAAAAGTATAAAAAAATGAAATCAACTTTAGACAGAGGAAAAAATATCTTTATAGGCGAAGTATCAAACGAAGATGGTGGTATATCTGCTTATATTCATGAATATGGTTTGCCAGAATTTAAAAGAGATGGGATTAGAGTAATAGAAATAAAAGATTAAAGGAGAATTGATTATGAAAATTAGAACAGGTTTTGTTTCAAATAGTTCGAGTAGTTCATTTGTTGTTATCTTCAAAAAGGATGAATTAGAATCTTATTTAGAAACTGCTCATCCTTATGTCAAATTTATTTTGGAAAAAATGAGATTTCAAAATATTAAAGTTGATGATAAACAGGAATTAATGGTTTCAGTTGATTATGAATGTACTCAAGATCCTGTAGAATTAGATGATTATCAAGGAGATGAAATTTTTACAGAAGAAAACAAAAAAGTTTCAATAAAAGATTATAAAAAAGAACATAGTTATCCTATGTTTCCAAGTGATGTTTGTAGAAGAGTAATTAGAGAAATTAAAGAAAAAAATGGATTTGGATATATTCAAAGTGTGTAAAGGAGAGGATTATGAAAAAAATTGAATGGGATGATTTGTTTATGACGATGACGTATCTTGTTGCTATGAAGAGTAAAGATGAAAATACTCATATAGGAGCAGTTATTGTTGGACCCGATAATGAGGTTAGATCTGTAGGGTATAATAGTTTCGTTAGAGGATTGAATGATAATGTTCCTGAGAGACAAATAAAACCCGACAAATATTTGTATTTCGAACATGCTGAGAGAAATGCTATTTATAACGCAACATTAAGTGGAACATCTGTAAAAGGATGTAGAATGTATACTAATGGTATACCTTGTTGCGATTGTATAAGAGGAATTATTCAATCTGGAATTAAAGAGGTTATAGTTGATAAATCGTGGAATGATAATAATTCTGGTAAATGGGCAGAACATGCCAAACATTCTTTGGTGATGTGTAAAGAAACTGGAATTCTTATAAGAGAGTGGAGTGGTAACTTAATAGATATAAAAAAATATAGGGATAAAATTACTTTTTAAGGAGTTTTTATGAAAATAAGAATGGGATTTGTAAGTAATTCAAGTAGTTCATCATTTGTAGTTATAGGAACTTATATAGATGATACTGATTGGGAAAAAGTAAAGGAATATTATTTTTAATCTTGAGGGGTTCTACAGGAAAAAGAATAAATGCTGATGTGAATGGAAGTTTGAATATTTTAAGAAAAGTAGCTGGAAATGAGTTTCTATCCAGTAGAGGGTTTGTCGTTAATCCAGTAAAGATCAGTTGTGGCTTTACAAAATCTTTAGTTGAATTTTTATAAATTTATAAAGATTTATATTAAAGATGAACGATATGTCATTTGGAACTTATGAAGAAGCGTGGCGAGATGGATGATAAAAATATGAAAACTTATTTTGAAAATGATTTTGGTAAACTTTATAATGGAAATTCAATAGATATTTTAAAAAATATTGAATCTGAATCTGTAAATTGTTGTGTTACTTCTCCTCCTTATTTTAGACTCCGCAATTATAATGTAGAGAATCAAATAGGATTAGAACAAACACCAGATGAATATGTTCAAAAAATGGTTGAAGTATTTAGAGAAATTAAAAGAGTCTTAAAAAAAGATGGAACTTTATGGTTAAATCTAGGAGATTCATATAACGGTTCTGGTAAAAATTTTGGTCATAAGAATGGAATAAGCAAAATCTGTATGCAAGCAAGTAATAAAGGATCTATAGGATTATTACCAACAAAAGTCAATGGTTTAAAACCTAAAGATTTGATTGGAATTCCTTGGAGAGTTGCTTTTGCTTTACAAAATGATGGATGGTATTTACGATCTGATATAATATGGCATAAAACTAATGCATTCCCAGAATCAGTACTTGATAGACCATCACGAAGTCATGAGTATATTTTTCTTTTGTCTAAAAGTAGAAAATATTATTATGATTGTGAATCTATAAAAGAACCATCAAAATTTGTTGAAAGAAAATCTGATATAAATAAATCAAAGGATAATAGAAAATTTTTTGATAAAACTATGGGTGGT